ACCTGAAACACTTGAAGTTAAATCGTGTACGCAATCTGTAATATTTTGTGGTGTACCAAATCCAATAGTTATTAAATGAACAGGCTTGATTTCATTTGTTGCTAGATGATTCTTTACTGCTGTCGTTAGGCTTCTTGTCATATTGTTCGTAACTTCTTCTGTTAATTTTTATTGTATCTAATATTTTATATTTAGCTTCCTTTGTTGGTTCATTATACTTTCCTAAATCGTTTGTTTCCATATTAATATTTTCACTATCAACTAATTCTTCAGCAACTACATCAACATTCATCCAATACTTAACTAGATATTGAGCCATGCAATATTTTGTTATAAAGTTTCTTCAACATCAATCTCATACTTGTATAAAAGACTTCCATCTTTATCAGTTCCTACCACACCAAAAGCCTGAACATCATTTACTAAATGAACTGTGAAAGGAACATTATCGTAAGTTACTGCTGAATCATCTGCTAGTGCTGTTGTTAAAGGTGGCTCAATAGTTACTGTTGCGGCATTACTAGATGAAGTTACATCAGCAACCACCATATAAACTTTATCATGTGAAGCAAACTTTAAAAAATCTCCAGCTTTAAATCTTCCAGCACCATCTCCACCAAAAGCATCCATCGCTATTGTTGTATCTCCAACTGCGTGAACTCCATTTACTAAAACACTTCCTGTTTCACTTCCTCTTGCATCTTCTATTTCTGGTGGGATAATAGTAAAATTTTCTTTTCCACTTCTTTGTTTAACAATAAAAGCCATTAATTCTCCATAAACATCTGATCTATTTCCTGTAATAATTGATGCAGTAAAAGCCCATCTTTGAGAATCAATAGTTCTTGATAATTTTTTACCACTTATTGATTTTGATATGATTGTATTTTGAATTGATTGAATACCTAATGTTTCAAATTTAGAATTAGATATAGGAAATGCACCACTCATTATATTAACTCTCTCCTACCTTTTTCATTTAAAGCATTATTAATTATGGAAGTTATCATACCTCTATTTTCTACCAATACATTACTAAAGCTACTTGAATCTATGGCTTCAATATTAAAATTAACATTAACAGTTCCACCACCTGTTCCTCTAGCATTTTGTTGAATTTGGCCTGATGAATTTGGAACAAATAATTCTGCACCTCTTTCTCCTACTACAACAGGTTTTCCTTTTGATACTGCTCCACCTTTTGCCATAAATGGGATTCCACCACCACCTGACCCACCTGTAAATAAACTCCAAAAAGCTTGTCTTTTCATTTCGGTTGTTTGTGATCTTAATTCATTTGTTATTTTTTCTTCTGATTTTAATGTATCTTCTTTTAAAATTTTTTTCAGTTGTTCTAGCACTACCAATTCAATAGCGGCTGATAATATATTAATAACAAGTTCTTGTGCTATTTTTTTAAATGTTTCTGCCATATTTTCTCCAAGAACAACTGCTCTTGCTAAAGTATCTGAAAATGTTTTAACTCCTTTAACAAGACCCTCTGCGATAGTTGTTTTTATATTTTTAAATCCCTCTTTCATTTTTTCTAATTCTTTGTTATTTACTTCTCTCCATATCTCTCTAAATGTTCTAAGGTCTTTAAGAGGAACATTGGCTTTAACCCTCATGTGAGCAGTATCTAACATTTTTAATTCATCTCTTTCTAGTTTTAATAATCTTATTTTTTCTAGTGCAATTTTAATATTTAAACTAGCATTTTTTCTTGCATTTTGTGTTATTCTGGTACTTGTAGAATCTACTATCTTTTGCCATTTTACTATTGATGCGTTTAAACTTGCTATTGTATCTTCTGTGTCATTTAATTCTCCTTTAAATGCTTTAAATTTTGTAATTAAGAAACCCATAGCAGAAGCAAAAACCATAATACTACCAAAGATAATATTTCTTTTAGTTGCTAAATTAAATGCGTACATAGCAAAAGTCATAGCATTTAAAGCTGTTACAATTCCATAAAAGAAAGTTGCAACTTTTAATGCTATTAAACCACCTAAAGCTAATGCAAACTTATTAATATTATCTTTTACGAATATAACTGTATTTGCTAAACCTTTAAAAGCAATCGCCAAACCTTTTCCAACTTTTTTAGCTATTATGTCAATTTTTTTTCCATTATCTTCTAAAAATTTATTAAGGTCGCCAAATTGATTTTTAAGTTCTTTAAAGAATCCAGCTTCTAATAAAACTCTTTTAAAATTAAAAACTTTATCGCCTATCATTGAGAGAGTTCCCTCAAATGTTTTGGCTAATTCGTCTGTTGCTCCATCAAATTTACCACCTTTACCAAATATTCTTTCAAATGCGGCTACTGTTTCTTCTATTGATACAACTGCACCAGCTTTAAAACCAAGCATGGATTTAACACCTCTATCTCTAAATAAATCTGCGGCAGAAATACCAGCAGACATTGATCTTTGGATTTGTTCAGCAGTAGTTTTAAAATCTAATCCTGTAACTGCGGCAACATTACCTGTAATTCTCATCATGTTTGCCATTTCTTTTGCGTCTTTAGAAACAACTGCAAGAACACCAGCACCTTGTTGTATTTCTGCTAGAGAAAAAGGAACTTTAGAAGCAAATTTTGCCATTTCATCAAAAGCTTTTGAACCCTCTTGTGCTGTACCAAATAAGAATTTTAATCTTACTTGTAATCCCTCAATTTCTTTTCCTGTATTAACTATTGATCTTATAACAAGACCAGCACCTAAACCTATAAAGGCATTTCTTAAATTAAATACAGAAGCTTTTATTTTGGATAAGCTACCTCGCAAACTACCTAAAGCTTGTCTTGACCTATCCTTTGCTACTATGTCTATATTAAGTTTTTGTGTTGCCATAATTATCTTCTATGTTTAGCCATCCTCTCTTGACTTTTATACTCATCTTGTTCTTTTTTCAAGTAAGCTAACCAAAGATTATAATGGCTCACAGGCATATCTAAAACTTGTTGGTATGTAATATGAAGTCTGTCGGCTACCGCTAATTGCGACCTGAGATCAGGGTCGCTAGTTACTTTTTTTCGGCATCCTCGTATTTAGTGTCTCGCAAGAGTTTATTTGCTACTATTGCAATAACATTTGAATCTGCTTTTTTTCTTAAAGTAAATTTATCTTCAGGCTGAAATGCTTTTTTCATTTCGCCTTTATCATCCTTAACCAATAATTTCATTACAAGTAAATCAACAAGAACATTTAAGTCTTGAAAGTTATTAGATTGTTTAAAGATAATGTTTTTTTGTTCAAGAGTTAATGGTTCTGAATAAAAGATAGACGCATTTCCATTTTCATCTTTCCACTCCTCAACTTCAATAGTGATAGTTTTAAGAGTTTCAAAATGTGTTTTAACTCTGTCAATTACTGACATAAATCAGATTATACAGTTCCTATTGTTAAAGCACCTGTGCCTTGAAAAGTAACTGATTTAGTAACCATACTATCTAATGAGTTATTAACACTCATTCCTGTTACAATTCCTGAACCTGTATAAGTTCTATCTCCAGAAGTTGCACCCTCTGGATATAAGATAAATGCAATTTGTGAACCAGCTAATAAAGTATTTTGTACTGAATCTGCTCTATTAAAATTCACATCTATATTTCCTGAAAATGCAGTTGTACCAGCTGTAAAAGATTTTACTGATTCTCCTAAAGCAGTTGTTTCAACAACATCTCCAGAAGTTTCTAATGCAAATCCTGTTACATCACTTACCACAGAGCCACCAGCTTTTATAACACCCTCTTTGCCATGAACTATCGCCATTTTTACTCCTTATTCTCTTTTTCTTTTTGTTTTATTGTTATTTTTGGTTTCGCAACTTCTTCTTGCTTACCAACTTCTTTATAACCTAGACTTTTATAAAGTTCAAGATTATTTGCGTTTATAATAATCTTATCTTGCCCTTTAATCATTTTAATATCTTTAGCCATAAATCCTTTTATTACTTTTCATCTTCTTCGTCAATATCATCTTCGTCATCTTCTATTTCAGTTTCATCAAAATCTTCTTCATCTCCATCCAATGATTTTTCTTCTCTTAATTCTTCTAATAGGTCTTTTACTTCTTCACAAAGCATAGACTCTTTGTCGTGTAAATGTTCAATTTTATCTATTTTTTT